TACTACAACCTAAACAAAGCCGATACTGGTTTGCTAACCATTTCTGGGTCTAACACTTTTAATGCAATTTCCAGTTCTGCTACTGGTGCGGCAACTATTTCTTTTACAGCGGGAACAACTCAAACGGTTTCTGGGTTTACCGCAAGCGGAACTGCTGGCAACCTGCTTACGTTGCAGTCAACAACCAGCGGGTCAAAGTGGTACCTGTCAAAGTCAAGCGGAACCGTTTCGGTTGATTATCTTTCCATAAGTGATTCGACGGTCAACCCTGGTGCAAATTGGTACGCTGGCAGAAACAGCACAAACGGCGGCAACAACTTGGGATGGTTCTTCTCTGACCCTTATGTTGTAGCAGGTCAGTTCCTTGACGTTATTAGCTTTTCGGACGAATAAAATGCCTGAACCTGTAACCAGCACGGCGGCGGCTAAAGCAGCAGCAGGGATTGGTGGACTCTTTGGAGGGCTTGCCATCCTGACGTTTCTCAAGCCAAAAAACTTACGCGATGCTGCTATTCGTGGAGGTGTTAGCACAGGATCGGCAATCATTGGTGCTTCCCCAGTTGCCAAATATCTTGGGTTTGACCCTCATGACTGGGAGTTTGCGCTAACGCTGGGTGCGGCTATTGGGTTTTCATCATGGTTTGTACTGTCGGCGGTAGGAAACTACTTCAAAAAGCATGAAGGAGAAGACATCATGGAAGTGGTCAAGTCCGTAAAGGAAGCTAAATAATGTACGGGGAATACTATGGTGGAACCTTTTGGTGGGTTTGGGCATGGGCGTTCCAAAATGCAACTTGGGTCAACGGACTGGCTCACCTATCTATTTTTGCCGGTGTCCTATTCATGGCCCACCATAACCCAAATCAACCTTGGTACTACCGCAATCCAATGTGGTTTGCTGGATGCGCTAGTCTCCTATGCTTTATATCCATTCTTTTACAATCCTTTTTCGGTTCGGACTTCCCCTTCAGCTACAAACACATTGGACTCATAGGAGAGGTGTTCTTTAACTGCTGCTGGGCGTTCTTTTTTATCGCTTACTTAATCCAACAGGTGAAGAGATGGCGACTCTTAAAACGGGTATAACTGCTGCCAACCTTGGACTAGATGCGTCCAAGGAGACGGAAAAACTGATTAGGAATGTTGATTCCAGTATTCAAAAAACAGCACAAGCGCATGGTGCTCAAGTAGCCAAATCTCTGGCCCGCGTCGATGTAGACCATCATGACGCCTCGGTTGATGACTGGAAACGTATGGATGCCAAGCGCAAGGCAGATCAAGTGTCCAAAGACAAGTTTATAAAAGAGCACGGGGCTAAAGCTTGGGATGAGCTAGAAGCCATCAAGAACAAGCGGAAAAAAGACCACGACACTGTAGTCAATGTAGTCAAGAACGATGTCTTCAACATGAGGATGGTGCTGTTCTTTTCGATATTTTCCGGGGTTGGGCTAACGGTAATCCTTGGGTTTATCCACGACCCAATCATCCAGATCGCGTCATTGGCGGTCTCTTTGGCGGTTATTTGGGGGCTATTTATGGCTCTGAAGAAGGGGTAACAATGGCACAGTTTGAACCAGCGTTTGAAGAAATGCTCAAGGATGAAGGCGGCTATCAGCTAACCACCCTAGCGGGTGACACAGGAGGGATGACTTATGCCGGAATCGCAAGAAACCCCAACCCAACTTGGGAAGGCTGGGCCTTGGTGGATCGTAAAGAATTTGGTGGCGAGCTTACTGCGATGGTTCGTCGATTCTATAAAACTGTTTTCTGGGATCGCCTCCGAGGTGACGAAATTGCGAGCCAAGAAATAGCGGCAAGCATCTTTAACTTTGGGGTCAACGCCGGGGTCGGCATGGCAGCTAAACTCGCTCAGATCGTAGTCGGTGCTACGCCGGACGGCGGGATCGGTCCCAAAACCGTGGAGATGCTTAACCGCTACGACCCAAAACACTTTAAGAAAGACTACGCTCTGGCCAAGATCGCCCGGTACGTTGAGATCTGCAACCGGGACAAAGTCCAAGACCGCTTCCTTCGCGGTTGGATTAACCGTACTCTAAGAGGATTGAAATAATGGACTTGATGGGTATTGGCTCAATCATTGAGGGAGTGGGGAAAGTTGCAGGTGACCTCATCACGACGGATAAAGAACGCCTACAGATGGCGCTTGAGGACAGGAAGCTCGATCTGGAGGAAAAGAAGATTGACCAGGCGACCGACCTCGCCCAGGTGGATATCAATAAGATCGAAGCTGCAAGCTCTAGCCTATTTGTCAGTGGTTGGCGTCCTGCTGTGGGCTGGGTTGGGGTATTTGGTCTGGCTTATCAATTCCTTGGGTATCCAGTAATGCAATGGGGCTGGTCTTTCCTTCAGGGCATAGATATAATCCCTAATGGCCTGGCCGCGCCGCCAAACCTTGACGTAGAACAGTTGCTTGTACTGCTGTCAGGTCTTCTTGGATTTGGTGGTATGCGCTCTTTTGAGAAGCACAAAGGCGTAGCGAGTAAGTAATGCCGCTCAAGAAACTTCAGTTCAAACCGGGGGTTAACCGCGAAAACACGCGGTATACCAACGAAGGCGGCTACTATGAGTCTGACAAAATCAGGTTTAGGCAGGGCACGCCTGAGAAAATTGGCGGCTGGATCAGGACAAGCGCTCAGTTCTTCCTTGGTATTTGCCGTTCTTTGTGGACCTGGGTAACGCTTACCTCCCAAAAGCTCACCGCTGTAGGTACAAACTTAAAGTTTTACATTAACACCGTGGCTGGGAGTTATTACGATATAACTCCAATCAGGCAAGAGGTTACGCTAAACCCATCAGGCGGCGCTGGCACCGGACCATTTGAAACAAACACAACTACTGGAACAGCAAACAAGATAAAGGTCACCCATACGTCTCATGGGGCGATCAATGGCGATTATGTTCAGTTCTTTTTTGCTACTAGCGCCAGCTATACGTTACCGGCTCCAAACGCCGCTATAACTATAAGCGGTCAATATCAAATACAATTTATAAACTCAAACAGTTATTACATTACTGTAAACGCCAACGCCTCATCTGTAGTGTCCGGGCTTGGCGGAACTGTTTATGCTGTTTATCAACTAAACACCGGCCCCGCTGTTCAGGTTGCCAACCAAGGTTGGGGGGCTGGCGGCTGGGGTCTTGGGTACTGGGGTGTGGGAGAGGAAACCACTGATTCCCTTCGGGTTTGGGTTCAGAGCAACTGGGGACAAGACTTGTTGTTTGGCCCTAGTGGTGGCGGGCTGTACTACTGGAGTGCCACCATTGGCTACAACAACAGTCTTATTACCTATTCCGCATCTACGCCTTGCGTGATTGTTACGACGATTGATTTCCTGACCAATACGGCAATTCAGCTTACGACCACAGGCAATCTGCCTGCGCCGCTTGTTCCCGGCAAAACGTACTACACCAGAAGGAAAGACGCGACCCATTCTTGGCTGTCTACAGACACGACAATTGTGTCGATGACCGCCACTTGTAGTGGGGCTGGAGCCAATACGCTAAACGTAACTTCCGTTGAATCGGGGACTCTTGTTGCCGGGATGACGGTGTATTACATCTCAAGCGGAACATCAACTTCATTGGGCACCCTTACCCTCACCGGCACGGGAACGGGCGGGACAGGAACGTATACGGTCAGCGCTGGAGCTTCGGTTGCTTCTACTGATATGTATGCGTCAACGTTGATTAATACGACGACCGCAGCATCAGGGAGTTCATACATCTCCTCAAGAGGGATTGCCGTTTCAAGTTTGTCTACTGCGGTCAGCGTCCCGACATATCAAAATTACTTTTTGATTTCTGACCAAAGCAACTATGTGATTGTCTTTGGCACAAACGATTACTTCAGTACAACGCTTGACCCAATGTTGATTCGTTGGTCTACGTTTAACAGCTACTCAGACTGGACTCTTTCAGACACAGGTACGGCTGGGAGTAAACGTTTGTCGCACGGGTCTAAGATCATAACTGCCATGCAGAGCCGGCAGGAGATTGTGATCTGGACTGATTCGTCTTTGTACTCTATGCAGCTAAGTGGATCTACTTGGTTGTTTCAGCTCCTTGCAGACAACATTTCTATCGCTGGGTTGAACGCCGCTGCGCTGGCATCTGGTGTTATTTATTGGATGGGAGTGGATAAGTTCTACAAATACGATGGCCGGGTTCAAGCTCTTAACTGTGACTTACGCCAGTGGGTATTTGAAACAATTAATAAAGATCAGTTTCAGCAGGTTTTTGCCAGTACCAATGAAGGCTTTAATGAAGTCTGGTGGTTTTATTGCGACGGAGAATCCACCCAAATCACTAACTATGTTATCTACAATTATGTAGAAGAAGTTTGGTACTATGGGACCATGGGACGGACCGCTTGGCTAGATAGCGGTTTAAACCAATACCCAATGGCTGCGACCTATAGTCAAAAT